CCAAGTTACAAAAAATATTACAAAGGAATGATTTAATGAATCTACATAGAGATTTACAAAAATTAAAAAAAGAAAAACAAATGCAAGATTCTAAAGTTGCTCAACTTAGAAAAAGAAGTAAAGATTCTGTAGCTAGACCTAGAGCAGAAAAAAATATATTATCAACTAATCCTAATATGCAAAAAATTTAATGTCTATTAGAAAAACTACAAAAGGCCCAGGAGCCAATTATAGACCAACAAAATCTGGAGCTGGAATGACAGCAAAAGGTGTAAGAGCTTACAGGGCAGCAAACCCTGGAAGTAAATTAAAAACAGCCGTGACAGGAAAAGTGAAGCCTGGATCAAAAGCTGCAAAACGCAGAAAATCATACTGCGCGAGATCACTAGGACAACTCAAACGATCATCAGCAAAAACACGTAACGATCCAAATTCTCGTATCCGTCAGGCACGAAGAAGGTGGAAATGTTAGACAGACTTATTTATAATTTATTTGCAGGTGTAGATAAGATTTTTGATACCATAGAAAGCCTTTTCGAAAGGAGAAAAAATGCGAAGAGCAATACTAAACGCACTAAGAACAAGATACGAAGCTGATATTGCAGAAGCAGACGCTACTGCAAATATATTTTTAGATAACTCAGTGGGTATTGGAGAACATCCACAACACATAGAAGAAGTTAATAAACAAATTGAAAAGATAGCTGCGGCAAAAGAAAAGCTAGATGTGTTAGATGAACTTGAACCGGAGAGAGGAGAGACGTTATAATGGACTTTATAGACAAAATAAGAAAAGTAATTAAATTGAGACACGATGATGTAGTGATTGCAATGACTAACGGTAATGTTGACAGCATGGAAAAATACCAGTATATGTTAGGGCAAATACGAACTTATCAGTATTTATTACAGGAAATATCCACCCTGCTAAAAACAAAGGAGCAAAATGACGAACAAGGAACAATTATCAGCATCAAGTCAAAAGATAGTTCTACCAAATAAAGAACTAGTTGGTGTTGAAAAAAAAGAAAAGAAACAAATAGACGAATCATCAAAATTACCTAAACCTACTGGTTGGAGAATTTTAGTTTTACCTTTTAAACAAAAAGATAAAACCAAAGGTGGTTTAATATTAGCAGATGAAACAGTAGAACGTTCGCAAGTAGCATCAACTTGTGGTTTAGTTTTAGATATGGGCCCACACTGCTATGATAAAGAAAGATACCCAGAAGGTCCTTGGTGTAAGAAAGGTGATTGGATTATCTTTGCAAGATATGCAGGATCACGAATTAAAATAGATGGGGGTGAGATAAGGCTTCTCAATGATGATGAAGTTTTAGCGACCGTGGAAAACCCTGAAGATATATTCCACGAATTTTAACAATCATAGGAGATACTATGCAAGAAAATGAAAACAAGGTAGTTGATATCGATACATCTGGTCCGGGTGCAGAGATAGAATTACCAGAAGAAAAAACAGAAGGGGTTGTAGAACAACCAACGGAGGACACAACAAATGAGACACAAGATCTTAAAGACGGTGGTAGCGCCGATAACGCACCTGAGAAATCTGATGAGCAGTCTAATGTTCAAGGGAGTGATCAGCAAGAAGATAACAGTAAGCAAATTGAAGAGTATTCTGAAGGAGTTAAAAAGCGAATAGCTAAGTTAACCAAAAGAATGCGTGAAGCGGAAAGACAAAAAGAAGAAGCTTTACGTTTTGCTGAAAGTGTTAAAAGGGAAAGAGACCAATTTAAGACTACAGCAGATTCTTTAGATAAAAATTATGTTGCAGAAATGGAAGGAAGAATTACTTCTTCTATCGCAGCGGCTCAAGAAAAATTAAGAGCTGCTAGACAGGCAGAAGATCCTAAAGCTGAAACAGAAGCTTTAGCCGCTATTTCTCAACTTGGTTATGAACAGGGTAAATTAGCTGAGTTAAAAACTCAACACCAAATGCAGGAAACTGCAGCTAAAGAAGTACCTGTTGAACAACCATTATATCAACAACCACGACAACAAGCTCAAACTCCTCCTGATCCAAGGGCAGAAGATTGGGCCAATAATAACGAGTGGTTCGGTAAAGATAGTGCAATGACGTATACAGCGTTTGATTTGCATAGAAAACTTACCGAAGAAGAAGGAATTGACCCTAGGTCAGAAGAATATTATACGGAAATAGATAGAAGAATTAGACTTGAATTTCCGCATAAATTTGATACACCTAAGGACAAACCGGTTAGTAAACCTACACAAACCGTTGCCTCTGCAACGCGTAGTTCAAAGACTAGTCGTAAATCAGTGAGACTCACATCATCTCAAGTAGCAATTGCTAAAAAATTAGGTGTGCCACTAGAAGAATATGCGAAACAACTTATGAACACGAAGGAGGTATAGGCATATGGAAGACAAGAAACAACCAACTCGTGCGAGCCAGACAAGTAAAAGTGATTCTACAAAAGTACAATCACAAGCAAAATCGGTAACTCCTAATGAGAGACCGAAAGTTTGGACTCCACCATCGTATTTAGATACGCCCAACGCGCCGAATGGCTACAGACACAGATGGGTCAGGGTAGAGATTCAGGGATTTGTGGATACTAAAAATGTACAAGGTCGATTAAGATCAGGTTACGAATTAGTTAGAGCAGATGAATATCCCGAAGAAGATTTTCCCGTAGTACAGGACGGCAAATACGCAGGGGTTATCGGACACGGCGGCCTTGTGCTGACAAGGGTACCAGAGGAGATCGCGCAGCAAAGATCTGAGTATTATCAAAGACAAGCTCAAGAACAACAAGCTGCAATAGATGCCGATCTTGCAAAGGAACAGCATAAGAGTATGCCTATCAATGTTGATAGAGATACTCGTGTAACCTTCGGTGGTTCAAAGAAAAGTTAATTTTTTAACAATTCCGAAACCAGCGAATTAACCGTACTGGAGGCCCTTCGGGGCAGGTACATTTAAGGAGAAAACGTATGGCTAACGCGTCAACAACTGGGTTCGGTTTTAGACCCATTAAAAAAGTTGGTCAGACAGATAACGTAGGTGCTCTTACAGAGTACAGCGTTGCAGCTTCTTCTGCTTTAATTTCGCACGCAGCAATGGTGCAATTAACTGCGGATGGAGTTGTACTCGCTTCAGGAAACACAGATGCAAACAATCTGGGTACACTGAACGGCGTTTTCTACACTGACGCTACAACTAGTAAACCAACGTTCAGCAACTATTCACCAGCAAGTAACACTGCTACTGATATCGTTGCTTTCGTAAATGACGACCCAAGACAGGTTTATGAAATCATGTCTGCGGACACTGCATTCAACCAAAATGAAGTTGGTGGATGTGCTGACCAAGTCGCAGCAGTAGGAACCTCTCCGTTGTTTATTTCGAAATCAAAAATTTCGGCTACAACAGGAGCTTCTATTGCTCAACTTAAAATCCTAGGTGTTTCTAGAGATCCTGATCATTCAGATACTACTGCTGAGGGCTTTGCTCTTAGAATTATTATCAATGAGCACATTCTTGGAAACAACGTGGCAGGTATATAAGGAGTAATTAAATTATGGCTATATCACGTAATCAACTAGTTAAAGAACTAGAGCCAGGTTTGAATGCCTTATTCGGCCTGGAGTATAAACAGTATGAACAAGAACATGCTGAAATATACAACACTGAGTCATCTGACAGAGCTTTTGAAGAAGAAGTTATGTTGTCAGGTTTCGCTCAAGCACAAGTTAAACCAGAAGGTTCTGGTATAACTTACGACAGTGCTCAAGAAACTTTCACAGCTAGATACACTCACGAGACAATTGCTCTTGGGTTTGCTATCACTGAGGAAGCTATTGAGGACAATTTGTATGACAGACTTGCGTCTAGATATACAAAAGCTTTAGCAAGATCTATGGCTCAAACTAAACAAGTTAAAGCAGCTGCACCATTAAACAATGGTTTACCTGGAGGAAGTTTCAATTCAGGTGATGGTGTAACTCTTTTCAACACTTCGCACCCAACTATTTCTGGAACTTTCAGTAATACATTGGCAACAGCTGCGGACTTAAACGAAACTTCATTAGAACAAGCAATGATTGATATCGCTGCTCTTACTGATGAAAGAGGTTTAAAGATCGCTGCGAAAGCTGTGAAGATGATCATTCCATCTGCTCTTCAGTTTACTGCGGACAGATTAATGAACTCTGCACAAAGAGTTGGAACTGCTGATAACGATATAAACGCGTTAAGAAACATGGGTATGGTCCCAGGTGGATACACAGTTAACCACTACTTAACTGATACAGATGCGTTCTATATCACTACAGACGTTCCTAACGGAATGAAGCATATGGAAAGAGCTCCATTAACTACAAAAATGGAAGGCGATTTCGATACTGGCAACGTAAGATACAAAGCTAGAGAAAGATACGTATTTGGCGTATCAGACCCTAGAGGTATTTTTGCATCACCAGGTGCTTAATCAATGATTTTGTGGCGGAACATAGTTCCGCCACAATCACCAAATAGAAAGATAAAACCATGAAAAAATTCTTAGTAAATATTTGGGCTTACGACCATCACGCAAAATTTGAAGTATTATCTGAAGATAATTCTAAATCCCTTGAAAATGCAATCCTTGACAAACTTGGAGAAAAGAGTATAAAGTGGGAGGATCTTGGAATCAGTTATGATAACAAGACTAACAGAATAACCTATGAGGAGGTTATCCATGATACAAGACCTTTACAAACAAAAAAGGTCCTTGGAGTTGAAGTGGGAACAGGAGCATCTGGATAATAACAGATACACTCTTGAGATGGTTAGAATTGACGATAAAGTCAAAGAAATCATCACAAAGATCAAGCTAGAAGAAGCTCAGATCGCCCATAGACAGAACACAGTTGAAGGTTCTACTCCACAAGTTTCAGTAGCTACTTAGTAAAAAGCTACATCGTTGGAAAAATTCCACTCCGCACTACAGGCTCTCTTGCACTCTACTAAAAACTAGTATATAAAAAACTCACTATACATAAATTAATATTCTGCATAGACGCAGTATAGTCGACGGCCTAGAGACTATGTAGAATTTAACTAGGAGAATAATCATGGCTCAAACACTATTTAGAGGACCAGTTCTGCAAGGT